AAAGACCTTGTTAATTTATTTTCAACCTATCTAAACTCTGACCTGTTGGCTGAACTAATCGATGACAAATTAATGGGGAGAGTTTAACAATGACGACCGCCATCTTTCATGTCGACAATGAATACAAAGACCAGGCAACATCTGCCGGCTTCGATGTTAATCAATCCAGCGATTATGATGACAATTGTTTCAAAGTTACCATCAAAAATGTCGATCTAAATGCTCTCAAAGTTTTCACAGATTGGGGTGATTTAGCTTCACATTATGGCCTGATGTATGAATCAATTATTTACACTGAAATCGAATAAGTTCAAAAAATTAAATAACATTTAAGGGGCCTAATCAGCCCCATTTTTTTATATTTAATTATTGCGAATGAGTCTCAATTGCATTCTCAATAGTAGTTGATAATGAGTCGCAATAAGCAGTGGTAAACCTGTACTACCCTAATTGAGAATGAGAATCATTATCATTTTACAAAGTAGTACATTTGTACTATAGGTATTTTTACCTAGTACATTTGTACTATAGAACATTTGTACTGTTCACTATCACTCTAGTGATACTTGGGGTCGGGCCACGCTCTGTATTGTCAATTATCTTAAAATAGCACGATATCGTTACGATATCTACACGGCAAACAGAAATTATCTTAAAACTTCATCTCATCTTTTTCAAAAGGTGTCCTGAGGATACCCCCCTAATTTTTATTTTAAGGAGCAAATCCCTGCCGCCGGAATGGATCTTAACTTTAGGGGGTTACCTGAGGATACCCCTTTAGTAAGAAAGAAAAAGAAGCAAAAAGAAAGAACTATTATAGGAGTATTAATGTTTTATGTTTACTTACTCTATGATCAATAACTAGTTATATATAATATATATAATATATATCTATTATATAATATATATAATATAATACATTAACTAGTTAATTCTAATAACTAGTTATCATTAACCTGTTTCAATATTAAAGAGTTAATGGTAGTAAACCCAGTATATTAGACAGGGTAATAAGATAAAGATAATAGTAAGGGGAAGGGATTTAGAGATATTAGGTGATATAAGGGAAATACCTAAGGATGTATAGAGAAAGAGAGTAAATAACAATAGGGATAAAAGTGGCCATAAAACGGGATAAAAGGGTAAGTCATATCTGTAAGGCTCTGTAACAAGGTTAAAATACAATTTATGGGGAAACGTACCTAAGTAACCCTTTGATGGCCTTCTAGCGTCTTACAGACGCAATACACGGCCATCTAGCAACTAATAATCACCCCACACTGCAGAGAAAGAAAAAAAATTAAGAAAAAAAATTAATAACTGTGCTGTGCGGTCTCATAAAGCTAGGTATTTATACTTAGGTATAAAGGCTTGCCGACGAGGGTCAGTGGTGATATCGTTAGCAGGAACAATTAAAAAAATGTATCAAAACCAATTTGAAGTTCTTGTTACCCCTGAGAACAGGAAACTAATCGAACAAGTCAACCGTGGTGTAGAGCTAGACAACTACGTTTCTCTTCATTGGAAAGAGATCACCCACATCAAAAAATTACTACGTGCTGCAACAAGGACAGAGCTAGCAGTCGTGATTGACGAGCTACTAGAAATCCAGGCATCATCTTAATTTTTAAAATGTTTAGAACTGTACGATCTGTCTACTGGGCCTTGCATATCAAAGGTGGTTACCTAGAGAAAAAGTTCGAGAACAAAACATTTAGGTACGCTCCTCATCTAACAGAAGATGACAAGAGCAGACCATATGGATTTTTAAGCCGTACCGAACTATTGGAATGGGCTAAAGCCAACCTTTTAGCTAATCGGAAAAATTGAATATTGATAGAGCAAACGGTAGGTAACAATTGGAACCGCCGATTATACCAAGTTTTGATATTCCGAGTGAAGCTTTTATACCTGTTCCTGCAGTTGAACTGCCGACAGCAGACCAATTAGAATATGAATCTATTTTTGTACCCCAAACGGTATCACCTGGATCGATTCAACAACTGTTGAACCCTCGGGCAAGGGAAAAGACTTCAGATCAGCAGACGGAAGAGGAAGAGACTGAACCTTCTCAAGAAGAACCTGAGACTCAGCAAGAAGACGCAACTGAGGAGAAAAGTATTGATAAACTGCTAGAAGAGGTACAACGCTACCAAGTACAAAGCCCAAGGATAGATACGCTAGACGGATGGCCATTTGAACGGGAGCCAATAGAACCTATTGTTCCTGAAGTACCTAAAACAGAAACATTAGAAGGTGTAGTAACAGTGCAAGTGTTAGGTATAGCGTTACCAATGCCAGCACCAGAAATTTTAGTAGCAGCGGGTGCAACAGCTGGCGTTTCAGTCGCAGCAACATTGGCAAGCACATCAATTTTAAAGAAAGTGACTGGTATTATGAAACCAATAATCAAGCAAATTATTGCTCGCCTTCAGAAGAAGAAAGTTGTGAAGTTGACTTGGGCTCGAGAGCGATTGGTACAACGTCGGAGCAAACGACTGAATAAGGACTCTCCGGCCTAAACATAAAGCCTTTCTCTAATAATTCAGCACATTTTAATGCTCGGATCAATGAATAATCAAGGCGTTCTTTTTGTAAACGTTTTTTAGCTAATGATTTACATAGCTCTACCATTCCTCCATCTAAAGGGAAGCTAAAGGTCATTTGTAATCCAAAGTTTTGATTACGAACGTACTCTGGATGTACGTCGTTACCAAGATAAAATGGTGTAAAGGTTAAAGTGCTTGAATTACAATAATGACCTTGAGAAAACCCTTGTTCAGAATATCCACCTTGATTAATCTGCACGGCTTGGTTGCTAACTGATCCGCTACTTGTAGCGATTGGGTTAGCAGTAGCAGTAGACTCTTGAGCGTTAACTCTTAAATTAGATGGTAAAAAAAATATTACTGGGAGAACACCGACAGCGAGTTTTTGGTAGAGGTTTGTTCGATTGTTCTGGTGATGTCCTCTGTTTCGATGACCCCTGCTGTTCTCTCTACAATCTCGAATTGGAATTCTTCTCCAGCAGTCGTTACTGAGTACGTGGTTCCCTCTGCGCCAACTGCACCACTCGGAGTGATGTTGAAGCCTGAATAGCTGGTGTAGGCCCCACCCATCCGTTCGATGGCAATCGTTTCGTCGATTGTGGTTTCGGTAACCGTCGTCGAGGTCATGCTGCCCTGAGTGAAGTTCGGATAAGTCTGTGCTTGTACTCCAGGACTCATCAAGGCTCCGGCACTCATCAATAAAATCCATTTTTTCATGGTTTTGTTGTTGGCTGTAGTTCTTTTTTAGTCTTCTTATCTGAATCATTGCCTGACTGGTTTGATCTTGTTATTCCGTAATGCGCTAAGCAACCAGTAAAAATACTGGCAACAAAAGTTGGATCAGCCTTGATAATATTCAGATATCCTGCTGTGAGGATGGTTGCAGACCAGCCAAGCACGGATAAGTGTACTACTGCTGCAATACGACTTGGTGAGTCTTTCTCGTTCTCCATGCCTATTGAAGCAGCTAGTTTAAGCTTCCATTTGACAGCAGCAAAGATAAGGGTTAATGTAGACAGACACCAACAGGGACTCATCCCATGGCAAAGCTAACACCAAAGCAAGAACTCATCCGCAAGATTATTGCTGACGCTGGATCACAATTTGTCCGTGTGGGCTTCGTAAAGAAAAACGGAGAGCGACGTTTTATTACGTTCAACCCTCGTGACTTCAACGAGATCAAAGGTACTGGCAAAGCTTCTACTAATCCAGATATTATTAAGGTTCGCGAAGTTCAAAACAAAGAAGAAGGCAAGACTGCATGGCGTAGCATCAGTATTGAACGATTGTTTTCAATTAAATCAAATCGTGGCGAAGTGACCTTTAAGGAAGCAAACAATGCCGCGCATTAATTGCCAGCCAGTAAGGATTGCAACGGAAGCGCAAACCATTGCTAATATTGATTGGGCCAAGGCTCGAGCGATAGAGGCCAAAAGCCCTGATGGGCTGACAACATTGGCCAAATCTTTTTGGCATACCATGAACAAAAAGACCAAATAAATAAAGAAGGAGCTAAGGCTCCTTTTTTATTTGCTTATGGACAATCAGGATGGATATTGCCTTGGCTGCAAAATTCTTTCATGTCTTCTGTTAAAACAGGAAAAGCAATTGATGTCTCAACAATATGTACAAACAACATAAATGAAACGCCGACAGCAAAAGATAACCAAAGCTCTTTGGATTTTGACATGAAAATTAATTGATTTGGATTTAACTCGATTTAAGTGTAGGGCCAGCAAGGTTGTGTGTCAAGTTCCCAATCTTCTTTTGGATGAGATTGCACATATTCTTCAAACAGTTTCTTGACAACACTTATGTCAAGTTCTAATTCATGAGCTGCCTTGGCGACATTAACCTTGCCACAGAAGATAGCACGTAACTGTTTCTCGATGGTCACCATTTCGTGCGATTAGCCCAGTATGCTGCTGACATTTTACCTCTCTTTATGTTTTTAGCATGACGTGCTTTGAATGATGCTCTTTTGTCTTTCATCGCTTGGCTTTCACCAGCCTTTGGCTTTCCTGCTGTACTTGCACCCTGCTGACCAAAACGAATCGTTTTTACCTTGTCACCTTCTTTTGCCACAACAATATGGCTTTTTTTAGGATGGCTTGGTGTTCTTTTTGGTTTGTTGTAGCCCGATACACCGGCCCGTTTAAGCCTGGAATCTTTCTTTTCAGCCATTATTTTTTCCTCTTCTTAGCAGTCTTTGCAGCCTTTTTAAAGGCACTTGCAGTAGGGGCTCCTTTGCTTCCTGGCTTACGCATCTTTTCGTCGCTTCCAGCCTTAATACGCTTTCGCTTGGCGTGGATATTAGAGTAGAGCCCCCGCTTAGCCATAATCAAACCTTATCTAACAGTAGGCTTCCTTGGAATAATCATCTCATCATCAAAAATAAATTCAGTTGGTGTTGCTAAAATACTTGCCATTACGCAATAATTACTATTTAAGACTATTTTATTTTCGCCACTACCAAAATAGGTAAGGCCAAATTCTTGGTCGAAAAAGACACGAACTCGTGTAGGAATAACACCACACCAACCTAAGGCGTTCAGCAAGCCATTTAGACGTTCTTTAGTGGTCTCTGATGGGTTGCCATTGTTGTCATAAACGCCGCCAGCGAATACAAAAACTCTGTCAAAATCTTTGTTATCACTAGTTCTAGTGACTCTTAAGATTGGATTGTTGCAGATAGAAACTGTCAAGGTTGATTCATCGTCAACTTCAATCTCGGTATTTGAAAAAGACCATTGAGTGGCTTCTGGTTTTCTGATGTAATTGACGACTTCATCAACAGCTCTTTGCGTCACCATCCTGAAGCTATTGGATTTGACGTTAGGATTTTGTGAGCTGCGATCTATACTGCTGGCTGGCTTTTGCGTTAATGAGTACATAAATGGTTTAGTTAGACCCATCTACAATACGCCAAAACAACCTAGAAATCAATCGTATGCAGCGCGATTGACATACTGATCAGCAGTTTTAAGCATTTCTTCTGGAATTTCGTAGGTGAAAAATTTATTGCCACAATTTGGGCACTCGCGATAGCGCCTAACAGTGGTTTCCATCCGCCATGATTGAGTCAGATTTGTGATGTGGCCGCAGAGAAAACAATCCATAATAAAAAAAATGCGAGTAGAGAGACTTGAACTCTCACAACCTAAAGGTCAACAGATTTTAAGTCTGGTGCGTCTACCGATTCCGCCATACTCGCGTAATTAGGATGGTCTACCTTCCAAGTATAACCGTTTTCGTCATAAATAACATCGCCGCTGTGATAACCAAAATGGCAAGTTGCACATAACAAATCACATTTGTCAAGTTCCTGTTCTCTCCTTTCTCGGTTCCAGCTTGACATTCTGTTCCAGTCACCTTCTTTTTCAGCTGGAATTCTGTGATGAAATTGTAAAGAACTAAAGCATTTATTGAAACCGCAGCATTGACACTTGCCTCCAAGGTAAGCAACGGCTTCCTGTTTCTTGCTTGGTCTATCGTCAGGGCCATATTTATAACCTTTTACATTTCGCGGAGAATTTTTCATTCGTTCTAATATTTTTTTCTTATTTTTTGCATAATAATCTCTACAACGTTTTCTTTCAAGATCAATATTTTTTTTCTTTTGTTCAGTTCTGCAAGCGATGCATTGGCGTGTCAATTCATCTAAATTAGACCTGTCTCGATGAAAGAAAAGTGTAGTAGCTGGCTTAGAGGTTTTGCATTTTGAGCACGTCTTATAAACAACTTCAGTTAAGTTGCGACCATCGATGCTTTGGGCCACTTGACATCTGTCGTTTCTTCATTGTAACGCCATCTTAAGTAAAAATACAGTTAACAACGTCATCCAATAACCAGAACCAAATGTTGCGGATACAGCCCATGCCGCCAGGAATACAGATCCGAAATAAAAAATTCCAAACAGTAAAATTAAAGCTAAAGCGACTACAGACCCTGACTTCTCTTGTGTACTCTCAACAAGTTGCCAAAAGCCTTCTGTATCTTGCTGCATCGAAATCTAATAGGATAGATTGCCTTCTTATAGTGTAACGTAATAACTAAAGATCCAGGTGTAATCATTTTTTCTTCCTTCCTTTTGTGCCCTTTTGCTTTCGTATAGCCTCGATAACTTCTTTCTTTTTTCTTACGGTTTCAATGGTTTTAGCCACAGCAGTATTACGGCCTGGGCTTTCTAGATTTAAACGATTTAGCGTTTCAGTCCAGAATTGACGATCAAAAGTTCCACCACTCATGATTGCAATGTCGGATACGGTTTTCCACTTGGCACTTTGCTGTACCACCAACGCTTTTCTTCGCCATTTAACCGGTTTTGATATAAGGTCAAAACTTGATTCCAATGGTCTCCGTGCAAATCTGTAGCCCTAACGTAGTAGCTAGGGCATCTTGATGCTGCAAGGTCTGGGACAAATCTTTTACCGACCCTATTCCAGCTTGGTTGCTTTCCCTTCCATCGGATATTGCAGCTCGGCCATGGCAATTCTTCCCGGTCAAACAGCTGACAGCAAGGTCCGATCACTTGATATACAAACGACCCTGCCGGCGAACGCAGAAATTTTCCTGTTTGCTCAGGATGCATCAAGCTGATTCGCTGATCTCTCGTAATGAAATGATGTTTGTTCCGTCGTTCACTAGTACTTCAGTAAGGCAGTGCTCGATATCTTTTGTAAAGGTAACCATTTCAACTAAATCAGGAAATTGCATCTCACAGATCGTCTGTCCTTCTTCACAAAATTGATCGGCATAATCAGGAAGAAATTCAAACCGTGCGATAATCATGATCAATACCTGTTATTTATAGTTTACTGAGCCCTTGAGGCTGCAGCTTGAGTTTTTTCTGGGGTTTCCAGGTCATCAGTAGGATCCCCACTTGCAACAGGATTAGATGCCTGAGAACCCGAAGAATCAGGTACGGCTTCCTGTAAAGCAGTTTCGTCATCAATCATTTGATCGACTTGATCTTCATGATCTTCATCAGTTCGCGTGATTTCATCCTCTACTTTCAAGTCAGGATCAAGGATGCCGCCACGTTGTAGTTCATCCAATACCGTGCGCTTAGAAAGAAGTCCCTGAGAGTAAAGGTTGACCAGCTGAGCGATCTCAGAAGCACCAAGAGGACGACTAATTAAGCTATCGTTAATTGCAATGCCAGATTCAGGTGTGACCTGATCAAACTCACCGCTGTAGGCCGCCCAGAGACGCATAACAGTCGTAAAGCTTGAGACTTTATTGCGTGTTAATGATGAGACCTGTGAAGCGACCTGAGAGGCTCTTAAAGATGCTTCTGTTGCAGTCTTGATGTTTGCGCCATACAAGAAATTAAGGCTACTGCGATCCATCAGCAGCTCAAGATGTTCAATTTCAGCTTGATGACGTTCCAGACTGCGACCAGATGGTTCTGCAAACTCGAACTTACCGCCTTCAGCGTCAAGGTCAACAGCAGTGTTAGGGCCTAAGATCAAAGGAATTGGTTTGCCGTCGGCTCCTAGCTTTGCTCCAGTCCTGACGGGTACTGGCATTGCACATTTATGCAGCAGCTCCTGCAAATCAGACCGCATTTGGAAGTGCTGAATGGACAGTTCAGCCAATGCATTTAGTGGTAGGTCACCATGTGCGAAATGAGGATCAGTAGATCCGTACCACACTAAAGGCACAACAGGAATAGAGGTATTGACTTCGCGTTCCTTGATCTGGACCCATTCGCGTCCACGCTTTTCTAAACGATATGTCTCGACAAGATTGGGCCGTAAAACGTGATAGATGGCGTCTAGCTCAACACCAAATGATCCAGGAATTGACCTTTGCCTGAACTGGCGAATTGTTGCGTGATTTACTTTCTCGCGACCAGAAGAATATTCGATAGACCAATTAATAACATTGGCCCTATCAACCATTATTAGATATGGCCGGCGGTCAGAATTTTGTTCATCAAAGAAATTAGTTTCACCTTCATCCTGTGTCATGTCGACCATGACAAAAACACCGCCATCCCTTAATGCTTTTTCGTCGCATCGGTTCCAGAAGCTTTGGATGCTTTCCCCTTGAAGATCCACATCAGTTTCCGCCGCCAATAATGAGGCTGGGGTGTCGACCAGTTGGAAACGATTAAGTAAGCCAGCATAAGCCCGAATGCTATCCCTATAAATAGGAGTGTAGGTGGATCTCGTTAAACGAGAGTCATATGCCCCACGAGGTTCAGCTGGTTCTTGTGGTAAATATTTTTCTTTTACACCGCGTGAATGGCCAGAACTATCAGCATAAGTGCCGTCTAGAAGATGCCAGCAGTTATTAGCAAGCTCCAGTGCCGGTAGTTGACGGATCAGCTCCGGTCGATGGTAAGAAACGAGCGATGGATCGTTTGTCGGGTGCGGTACGCCCAGCATTGCTATCTCAGCGAAGTTAAGCCTTCTCGGCAGAATAATTTTTGCCGCATCTCGCGACTACGGTTAGTCTTCCTTACCCTTTACTTGCCACAGCTCCCTCGTCTAGAAAATAACGACCAGTGACTGCATAGCTACGCAAAGGAATCTCACTAAGAGTATGGAAGCGAAGCTGACCAATCCTCATGCCTTTTTTTAGAACGACATTATGTCTGTTGTTGACATTTTGCAGCTCTAGCGTGATTTGACCCTTGAAACCAGGATCAATATACCCAGCCAAAAGATGATTAATACCTTCTCTTCCACGGCTGCTTTTTAACTGGAAGTTTGACTCCAAGTTGTTTGGAATACGCACATACTCATTGGTATGGGCGAGAATAAAGCCGCCAGGTGGAAGGATGAATCCTTTGTCTGAGTCAATTTCATGGTTGATCCATCTAGCTCGATCGGCAGGCCGTCCATAAGAACGACCCTCGACTTTAATGATGCCCCCAAGCGTGACATCAATACTGGCAGGGTTAACCATTTCTGGGTCAAAAGGTTCCACCAAGCCAATATTGCGGCATAGGTTACGGATTTGGAAGTCAACGAGTGATGACATCTTAAATTTTCTGCCCCACTTGATCAGCATCTTTTTGTGATTCAGCAAGACATTTGTCGCTATCGCAACCAGCCGAACCCTTTAACTCATAGTCAGCTGAGTCGTAAGTGCTGAGTACTTCAAGGAAGCTAACCTCTTCTTTTTTGAAGATTGCCGGCAGAGCAGATCGATAGGTTTCTGCTGTTTTATTCCAGCGATCATATACATCCTTTTTGATTGGCTCGAAAGGTAGACGAGGGAATGTTTCATTGGCGTCAAAACGCGCCAGTAATGCAGCAGAGATGTATCCAGTACCAAGTTGCATCGACTCATGAATCAACTTTGCAAGCAATGGAATCTCCTCTTCTCTAAACTCAATAGTAGCGGAGGTGTTGTGCTCTGTGTAATAATTTTGTACTTGCATGTACAGCCCCCACTGAGAAGACACAGGGAGTTTGCTTAAGTCAAATTGATCGCAACCAGGAAGATTAGCCCAGCTAACTTCAGTTGGAATCTCGACTAACACTTCTTGCACGCGAGGGTCAAGAATGTCGTCCAGGAGATTACCGTTCTCATCCTTTGCTGACTGCGCTGGAATTACGGAGTAACCCCAATCACGAAGAGCTGAAACGAGGGGATCGGACTTTCCAAAAGTAATCCGGCGGATAAAACGCTGTGCTTTAGGTGGATGCCAGCCAGAAGATGCTCCAGTAAGCAGACTCTTTGTTCCCGCAGGCTGAACTGTTGTCAGTCGATTAGGACGGCGCAAGCCATGCTTATCGCAATAGTTAATCACTGTGTAGCGGACAATATCAGCCCACCGACGCAAGTAATAATGCTCTCTCTTGATAAATTTTCGTCCAAGGTTTGTACTTGGGCGTCCCTTCATCATCCAATCAAGCCATGGAGCACCAAAAGCATGAACAAAGAAGTCAAACAATCCAGTGAAGCTAACTCCAACAATTGGGTCAATCTCACGACTGTACCGGTATCGATCGATGTAAAACTCGTGGTGAAGTAATGCCGCTACCTGTAAAGCCCCTGCCTTAAATGCATTGTCCTGTGCCTGCGTATCGTTTGGATCGATTGTATTGAGATGGATCTCAGCCAAGTTGCAGTGAAAATCAGTACCAATGATCTCTCCGCATGGATTAAGGCCATAACGACTTAAGCGATGAGATAATTCCTTTGGGTCCATCACGCCTGATGGCTGGTAAAGAGCCTCTAGGTACTCAGCTGCTTCGTTCTTGTCCTGCAGGTAAAGATCAATAAACTGTTTTTTCCGTTGAGGATTGCATAACAGGTCAGCATTCGCACGAGCAATTGCTTCAGGTACATACTGGATCGCACCTTCACCAGAGTAAAACTGCTTCTTGATTGATTCTTCGACCGTATCGAAGTCAGGAACTGTATGGAAACAAAGCGTATGGTTAGCCATTCGCAAAGCTTCTTTCTTTGGGTCGACCCGCCAGTTACCTTCTTCGTCTTGAGAATAAAGACCTGACTTGGAATCAGCGGCCTCGGTATCATCAGAGCTGAATTGACGCATACCAGCACTGCGACGAATATTGCCGGCGACAACACAAGCAGAAGCTTCGTCAATCAGCAAGCAAGTCTCAACTGAGTTCAGGCGACGACCGTAGGCACCGTTAAGGATCCCCACAACACGCCTAAACATATCCTCAAGCTTGACAGGATTAGCAGTGCCGCCAAAGCCTTGTAGACGCTCACCAGCTGGCCTGACATTGCCAAGATCAATAATCAGATCGACAGTCTTCTTGGCACTGAATTCAGCTGCAATTTCGATAATACCTAAGTAGGCATCAACCCACCCTTCTCGACTGTCACCGACATAGACAACGATGTTGCCATTGTCAAGGTTTAGGAATTCAGTTTGCTCTAATCGATCAGGTGGCAAGATGTCACCAGCGTCTTCGACACTGACAATATTGATTTGGGTAACAATTGCCGGCAGAGAATTAATGTTCGATTGTTCGAGCATTGCGCCAGTGCCTGAACCCATCATGGCAAGTTCCATGATGTGACGAAATGCACTGATTTCGTTTACGTTTGTAGATGTGCAGTTGTACCAACCACTGAAGTTCTTTTGCTGGCTTCCCCATTCAGTACCTGCAACCCAAAAAGCTCGACCAGAAGGGAAGCAATGTTGATTCAACGCCTGGTCCATGACGAGGCTTTTTTCTTCATTCGTAAACAAGCCGACATCTGCGATTGAGCTGACGCAGCGAGTCATTGCTTCTTTGAAAGTCTCCCGTTGGCCATCTGCTTTTCTGCGTGAATATGTACGATAAAAAACAGCTTCTGCACTGGGAGCTGACGACTGAAATTCTGGCATTTCGCCTTGGTGACGGTAAGAATAGTTTACCGCAGTCTTACTGTTTGTCAGTCAATTGTCGTGTATTTTACAAGAATGATAGGAAGGGTTCTCGCTGCAGAAACGTTCCCAATATTCTCGTCGATGAGTCTCACTCGTAGGGCGCTTATCAGCACGATTTGATGGTTGCTCTACGACTGTTTTTTTGAAAACTTTAGAGGTCATAATTGTGCCTGCAAGTCAAAGAATAAAGTCCTGGAATGTAATGGCAGGACTCTTCAAGGGTATCTTTAGTCGAAGCGTCTAACAGAGTAGCGATCAAAAAAAGATCAAAATGATTATCGCAAGAGCTTAAAAGTTCAGATTTTAATCTGACCCAAAAGCTAAGGCGACTTTTGTGATGACAAAAAAGAACCGCAGTCGCTTCAGCGATCTGGCGCTGACGAATCAATTGCCAAAGAGCATCTACAACCTGCGGCATTTTGCTTATTTCCCTTGTCCTCTATAGGGTTTCCGATTAGGACTCCTTTTGACGCGACCTTGATTAATTCGTGTGCGGGTACGCCGACCATCACCAATCCTTGTACGTTTTGGCGCGTGACTCTCGAAGGTAGTTTTTTTAGCTGAAAACATTGATTAAAAAGCTACTCTTCATTTTACAACTGTATTGCTGCTTCTAAAGGAATTTTTGTCATCACGGTTTCAATATGTGCTATAGAAAGTTCGGTATCTTCTACAGATATTGAAGGGCAAACAATTGACCTTAATGTTTGCATGTATACCGGCTCTGCACTGCAAAGAATTGCCATTAAAGCGTGATGAGAAAAGTCATCTAATGTATGAGTTTGGACTTCTTCAATTCGACGCCATAACCACTTCATTTGCGGAAAGTAAAGCTGTTCCATCAAAGGAGCAAGTATCCACCTGAATTCAGAATTATG